GTCTGCTGGTCTTATTTTCCAGCGTGAAGCTGCTGGTTGCGTAGAAGCAATCGGTCCTCAAGTGCAAGTCACCAGTGGAGATGTATCCGTGATTTATCAGGGAGACGTAATCCTCGGGCGACTCGCGATGGGGGCGGACTACCTGAACCCTGCTGCAGCTGTTGAGCTGCATGTCACTAATTCAGCTCCTTCTTCATTCTAATTTTTATACACACTACGGGGATCCTTCGGGGTCCCTTTTTTTTACTTATATGGCTTTTCCTACCACTAATGCTCAGCAAGAGCTACCTGCTGTAAATACAATCCTGCAGTCATGTGGTCAAGCGCCTGTGACTACCCTTGATCAAACCAACCCGGACGTTGCGATTGCATACCAGACTTTGTTAGAAGTCTCACGGGAAGTCCAGGCTGAGGGATGGACATTTAATAAAGAGGGTCACTATCCAATGACCCCTGATACGAACAACGAAATACTGATTCCAAACAATATCCTACAAATTGATCCAACTCAAAATGCATCAAATGTAGAACTAGATGTTGTAAGACGAAGCGGCAAACTATACGACAAAGCACACCACACATTTACATTTACAAAACAAATGGAATGTGACATCACATGGCTATTTGACTGGGTAGATATCCCAACACCTATTGCTGACTATATTGTCAACAGAACTGCTGCAATTGTAAGTAGCAGAATCGTAGGAGATAGCAATCAATTCCAAATGCTTCAACAAAAAGAAGCGTTTGCCAGGGCTATGGCAATGGAGTATGAATGTAATCAAGGGGACTATACATACTTTGGACATCCCGGTAATACAAACACCTACAACAGCTACAAACCATACAACGCACTTTATCGATAAATGGCAGCAGTAACTCAACGGATCTCTAACTATCTTGGTGGAGTCTCAAAACAATCAGATGACAAAATGCTCCCCGGTCAGGTCCGTGAGTGCTACAACGGCTTTCCCGATGCCACCTATGGACTTACAAAAAGACCAGGCTTTAAGCATATTGCAAACCTCGGAACAGGTACAACGTATGATGATGCAAAATGGTTTTACATCAACAGAGATGATGATGAGGAATACATTGGATGTATAAAAGGAAATGCTTTTTATATTTGGAACGCGCTAAGTGGCACAGCTTGTACAATTACAAATCAAATAGACAACGGGTACAATCCAAATACCTACCTGAATGGTACGAAAGATAACTACAAACTAATAACAGTTCAGGATACTACACTTGTAATCAACAACTCAAAAGTAATTGCTCAAAGAGCAGCCACAACTGTCACACCTTTAACACAAGGTATAGTTGTAGTATCTGAGGTAGCTGCTTCAGAACAGTATACAGTAACATTGCAGAATGTTGCTACAACAATTACATCAAATGCCACTGACACGTCTTACGATACATTTCTAACACAACTAAAAACCGCAATTGAATCAACAATTACTGCTCAAAAAAGTGCAAGCAATGCAAGCTTTAATGATACGTGGGCAGTAACAATCAATGGTACTAGTAGTCTGAGGATTACCAGAACAAACGGCTCTACACCTGTAGATTTTACCTTGAGTGGAAAGGGCGGCAGACAGAATTTTAATCTAGATACATTTCAAGATGAAGTTACAAGCATATCTTCTCTACCAACCGAAAGCTATCACGGACATACAGTAAAAATTGTAAACAATATTTCAGCATTAGATGATTACTTTGCTGAATTCATTGCGGACAACAATACTAGTGGGAGAGGTTATTGGGAAGAGACAAGATCTCCTAATACATCTCCTGGATTAAATGATGAAACAATGCCTCACGAAATAATCAATACAGGCGTTAATTCATTTACATTCAAGAAGATTGCATACACCGATAGGTTAGCTGGTGATGCAGATACAAACAGTAATCCAAGTTTTGTAGGACATACAATTACAGGTGGATTCTTTAGTAACAACAGGTTAGGATTTCTTTCAGGCGATAATGTCATAATGAGTGAATCAGGGAAGTATTTTAATTACTTCTTTAAAACAGCTCAGACTATTTTATCGTCTGATCCGATTGATATGAACTGTTCTTCGATTAAACCAACTACACTTCATTCTGTACTACCAACAGCGCAGGGTATTATCCTATTCTCTGAGCAGCAGCAGTTCATACTGTTTTCAGAAAATGGTGTTCTTACTCCACAGCAAGCAACTATTAGAACGCTATCGAACTACAAAATGGATAGCACGGTTGAACCTGTTGATGTAGGTACATACCTTAACTTTATAAGTAAGACACCTGGATACACGAGATGCTTCAGCATGGTGACTCGTGGACAACAAGAAAATCCACAAGTATTGGATTTGTCCAGAATTGTAAAGGAATGGATTTCTCCAGATATTGATCAACTTGTATCGAGCCCACAAAATTCAATGATTGCTCTTGCTAGTCAAAACAGCAAGACAATGTATGTTTTCCGTTATTACAATGATGGAAAGGAAAATTTGATGCAGGCGTGGGTAAGTTGGACGATGCCAGGCAACGTACAATTTACAACCATCCATTCGGATGAAATGTATGCAGTTACTAAACAAGGTAATCAGTTTACTTTAAGTAAAGCAGCATTAAGTCAAAGTCCTGAACAAGCAATTATTGTCAACAATAAAGGTCAAAAAGTAAACCCATCTATTGACTTATACGCTACAGCTTCAAGCGTTGTATATGACAGCACTAACAACTTATCCAAGTGTTATCTTCCTTACAATGATGTAAATGAGCTGACACCAGTAATGATTATTAAAGGTAATACAAGTACTGGTAGTTTTGTTGAGTCAGGATTTACCGTCACACCTGATCGTAGTACTGATGGAACAGGACCTCATTTTATTGTTAAAGGGAAAAACCTGACAAGTAATGCTAGTGATGTAGTTGTTGGATTCAAATACAACTTTGATGTACATTTACCAACTACATACCTAAAACCAGAAACAAATTTTACAGACTTTACTGCAAATCTAACAATTGCAAGAATGAAGTTTTCTGTTGGATTATCAGGTGGTATGAGCTTCAAAGTAAAGCAAAAAGGTAGGGAACCCTATCGAGTTACATTTACAGGTGATGGCTCAACCACAACATATACATATAAAAAACTAGATTTAAACTTTAAAGATCGAACTGATGTAAAGGTAACTGTTAATGGTATAGCCACAACAGCTTTCAGCTTTACAAATGATACAACGATTGTCTTTAGCAATGCTCCAGCAGTTAATGCAGTGATCAGCTTTGCTATTGAAGAATGGTTTACAACAGCACCTGTAATCGAAGCCAACAACTATTTAGCAAACGATGTTCCATTAGATAACGAAACTGTATTTACAGTACCAATTCATCAACGTACAGAGAATTTCAAATTGAGAATGTTTAACAACACACCCTTTCCAGTTGCTGTAAACGCAATGATGTGGGAAGGAAATTACACACCACGTTTCTATAGGAGGGCTTAGATATGGATCCACAAAAAAGTCAATCAGTCGGACAACTAAGTGGTGCTGCTGCAGCGGGTATAGGAATAGCAGCAGGGGTTGTTGGACCGTTAGCCATACCTATTGGGATGGCAGTAGGAGGAGCTGCAGGAGGTTTATTTGGCGGCGGCGGCAATAAGAAAAACCACGCTGGAATACGTGCCGGGAAGCAGCAAAAGCAGAATAAAAAAGTATGGAAATATAATTGGGATGAAAGTCTACGGGCTACTGATCATGCAGAAAAAGGATTAAAAATACAGAAAGGGAACGATGAAAGAAATATAGCGTTCCAAGAAGGAACTAATATCCAAAATTGGACTTTTTCTGAAGGCAACCGAATATATGAATTTGATCAAGCAAACAGAGCATTTAACCAATCAAAAGAAACTGCTAGAGAGCAAATAGGTTTTAATAAACAAGCTGCGCAATTTGGAAGAGAGCAGCAGGCAAGAGCTTATGCAGAGCAATTAACCAGCTTACTATTTGATGAGAAAAGCACGTTACTTGAATATAATATAAACACAGCAGGGTTAGCCAGTAAAAAACGTGAGGTCAGCCTGCAAGGCAGGAAGATGACTGCTAATGCTCAGAATACTACACAGCGTTCGTACATAGAAAGTCTGGAAGCAGCAGGTGATGCGCAAGCAAGTGGCTCAGGTAGATCAAATGCAAAAGCAATGCAAGCTGCTATTGCAAAAGCTGGTGCGAATGAAGCTGCCATTGCTGATGAGTTAATGTTTGGCCTGCAAGGTATTGATATTGCAGTAGATAATATTGGTATGAAAGGTGCAGCAATGAGGGCACAGCTAAGTCTAGATAAACTGATGCTGGAAGAAACCAGAAATAATGTTGATGCTAGAAATAAACAGGTTAAGAGGAAGATAAAAATGGATTTAAGTCAAGCAAATGCAGTAGCCAGATCAAAGATTCACCTTAAGCCAGAAATGAGCCCTGCCATGCCTAAACCATTAGCGTTACCACGACCTGAGTATCAAGATATTTATCAGCCTAAGCCGCCGCCTAAACCTAAAAAACATACATCTTACATACCACAGCAAAGTGGATTTAGTCAAGCAATGAGTTCACTAGCTGCAGCAACACCTGACATTGTAAAAGCATTCACAAGTGGTGGTGGTTATGCTAAACAAGGCTTAGGAAATGTAAGTAGCCTAGATTTTAATAACTATCAAGCTGACATTAGTGACGCAAATAGTTTCTTTGGCAATGCTTTAACGAATAATTTTGGTGGAATAGATGTTGGTTATGGTCAAGATTTTGGGAGCATGGATTTAGGTCTCGGTGACATGAACTTTGATTTTAATTATTAATTATGTCTAAATACAAAATAATGGCATCCGAAGGTAGCTTTGGTGCCAATCAAAAACAAGCTCCTGATAAAGCAAGCAAGATAGTCGAAGCTGCAAATAGAAAAATAAAAGGTATGAAGGAAAATCATAACTTTGAGATGCAGCAGAGAGATATCTATTTAAGGGCAATGCAGTTTGCTCAGGGGCAAGAAGAGAGATCCAGAGAAACTAACTACAGGCTGGAGACAGAGAATCGTAAGCAACATATCAATGCTGTCACACAAAATTACCAGACAACAATTGATAATGCTCGAAGGCTAGAGCAAGCAGCAAATCCACAAGCTGAGAAACTACAAGGTCTATTTGGTCTTGTCCCTCAACTAGCTGGGATGTACGCAGAAAATGTTGAGAGGCAGCAGACAGAAAATAGGCAAGCAGCTTCAGTTGCAGCCTATGAACACGGCTTTACCCTTGATACATTAGAGAATGTCTTAGTACTTAATGATCAACTAAGTTTAGCTCAATTCCAAGCAACTGATTACATTCAAGGTCTTCAACAACAGGGATGGTCTGAAGATCGAATTAATGCACTTTATGAGTTCCAATATAAAACACGAGGCTCTAAGGCTTGGGTAGATAATGTTGCTCTAGCAGAGAATAGTGTACAGCAATACACGTTTGGATTAAATACACAAATCATAGAGAATGGCAATTTACCCGTTGAAGATCAAATTGCTGCAGCAAAAAGTTACACACAGGATTTCATTGGTAACGTTTCAATCAATGGTAGGCCAATCAGTGCTGAGGTAATGTCAACTATCATTGCCCCTAAAGTAAGATCTGCTGAAACAAAAGCAATGAATAGCTTACAAAAGCTACGCATTGACACAAGAAATGTAGAACTTACTGCTGAAAAAAATAAGATCTATAGAAATGCATTTAATCTAAATGGATCGCAGGGCTTACATGACCTTAATGCTATTAATCCTTCAAAGGAGAAAAGAGATGAAATCATAAACTTTATAATGAATGGGCATAAAAGTGGTGCTATTAGTACTGATCAATTAAATGAATTCATTAACTCACGGTTTAATATTGAAACTACTGGTAAAACAGGAACATTAGCCGAGCACTTTATTGGTGATGAAAAAGTAGCTGACCTAGCAATCTACCAACGGCAAGCAGAAACTAGAGAAAATACCAGATTTGAGGATGAACAACGTAAATTACATAGGCAGACAAAATCTTATGTAGCAAATCAAATAATTGAAATGCAAAAGAGTGGTCAGCCAATCACAGAGGATATGTTGGTTGGGTTACAAAAAGAAGGTGAGGCAATTGTAGGAGTTAAATTCCAATCTGATGAGATTGATTATGCCATGGAGTTCATGACTCCTAAAGCACAAATTAGGGAGGCTACTTACGCACAAGGCGTAAAGATGGTTGAAGCTGGTATGATATTACAAGACTTAAGGGAGTTTGGATTAACACAATCTCAGCTAAATCAAGAAGTTAATGGAGAACCAAGTTTACAACAGCGAGCCAATGTAAATGAGCAAGCCAAGAAAAATCCCTATTATGTAGACAGTAAGAAAGAAATTGCAGATATGATAGGTGGACATCCAGAAGTAAGGACTAATTCATTTGTAACAAAAGAAGGTCTAACACACGAAGAAAATCACTGGAATAGAAAATATAAAGAGAAATTTTGGCAGACCATGAATATCAATGGTCAAGATATAGACAATGCACATAATATTGCTCTGTCTGATGTTACCAATGGAGTAGAAAATTATCTAGGCAAACTGGAGAATACTGCAAGCGGATTAATTCGTTATAAAAAATTCGCTGAAGCAGGTACAAATGCTGAAGTAAAATTAAGTGAACGGAATAAAACGTTAAGTGAGTATCGTTTACAGCGAGTAAATAAAGGGATTTTAGCACAAGAAATAGGGAGAGAATTATTTATGGATGCAACTGAAGCAATCCAATCATCAACAAAAGAAATTCCAGCAAATTTTAGAAGTGCTGCAGAGATCTATAAAATGACTCCTTTTGAATTTCAACAATATCTTGCACCAGCATTTGGCGAAGATGCTGTTGAGTTTGATGCAACAACAGCACAATCAATGTTAAAGACATTTAAACCCGAACGTATGCCTTTGATTAGGAATCCATACGGAACGTCAGCACGTATCGAAAGGTTTAAAGCAAATGCAGGTTCTTTAAGAGGTGCTGTACGCGGTGGTGTGAACATTCAAAAATTTAGAAATGCAATCACTACTAAGGAATCAACTAATAATTACAACGTAGTCAACAACGATTCTGGTGCAATCGGTATTGGACAAGTAATGCCCGCCAATGTTGGTCCGTGGACACAAAGATATTTAGGACAAACCCTAACACCGGAACAATTTAGATCGTCACCAGAAGCGCAAGATGCAGTTATTAATGGACGTTTTATGGATATGATTAGTCAGCAAACACAGGCTGGATACTCTGTCGATATTGCAATTAGAAGGGCTGCATCAGAATGGTATTCAGGTAGTCCAGATTTGTATAACAGTACGGCAAAGCAAGGTGATGGTAAATATCCCACAATTGCATCGTATACATTAGATATTTTAGATAGATATTACTCACAGTAACCATTGAACTAACAGTAAATGAATGACTATGACGAACAGCTAAGTGGAGGTACGCTTCCAGAACTAAGCGAAGAAGAACGCCTTCAGCTTCAATCAGAAATTGAAGGCTATGACAATCGATTAGATGAACTAGCTGAACCTGAAGAGGTAACAGAACCAGAAGCTGAAGCTACGGCTCCAGTACAACAAGAACAAGCGCAGCCTGTACAAGAAGAGGTTCAACCAACAGAAGAACCACAGCAGGCTGAGGCATTACTAGACAATATGACCGGCAATCAGGTACTTGATGAAAATCTACCTGAAGTAACTAAAGCCGGTTTGACGATGGCTACTGGAATCGCAGACTTTGCTGTAGATGCTTTTAATCTAATTACCAGACAAGAAGCACGTAAGGTTCCGGCATTTGAAAATGAAGTAGCACAAAGCATGAGGGAGATGTCTTCTATTGTGCTGCCTACACTTGCTCTAAGTGGTACAGGATCAGCAGCTCTAGCGAGTAGAACAAAGAACATTAAGTTCTTAGCTGATCCATTAGTTAAGTGGTTAGGCAATACAGCATTCGGTGCTGGTGTTGGAGCTGCTGTGGACTACACAGTAGAGATCAACCAGACTGATGATAATGCCACTGGAATGCTTAAGAAGACGTTCCCTAGAACATGGGGGTGGATACCTGACAACATCGCTACGATGGACACTGATAGTCCAGATGTAAAGCGAATAAAGAACGTAGTAGAAGGTGTTTACTTAGGTGGTAGTAGTGACATGTTCTTAGGTGCCTTGAAGTTTGTATCAAACCTAAGGGGTGCTCACAGAGCAGCTAGTCATATCCCCGAAAGTGAAAAAACAGTCAAGTGGTTTGCTGATAACGTAGAGATTAAAAACACACCTGAAGAAGTAGTAGAAGCCTCTGCTGCTAAACGTTCAGGAGAACTAGATGAGGTTGGTAGTTACAACCTAGAGAAATCAGTTGATATTGATGAGCCGGTATTTGGCTACCATGATATGTATGACTATACCGAACAAGGTATTAGGTCCGTAGATGATCTAGGTATTGTCGGTGCTTCAATCGATGTTGTACGTATCGAAAAGAATATTGATAGTGTCTATGGTCGTGTAGGTAGTGTCATCTCAGAAGGTGCTCTTAAGTTTGGTCTTGAGAGCAGTGGTAATCAAGAGATGATTATCAAAGGGCTAGCTGAAGGTCTAAAGGATGCTGGTGAATATGGCTACAAAACCGCATCAGGTAGATACATAAGCCATGCTGAGGTAATGGAAACTGGTGCAAAGTTAGCAGATGACTTCTACCAGATGGATCTACAGGAGCTCCAGCGGACTATTTATCCAGGCTCTGTGTATCAAGGCAGGGATATAGATACAGGAACACCAGCACTAAAAAGCGAGGCTTTAGCTGGAGTTATGGGAGCTATTAAGAAATACATGGATGACTTCATCAATATGGATCTGGCTAAAGCACAGGCTTACGTTGGAACATCTTTAGGTGGTCAAGTATCAGATACAGCACAGGGAATGCGTCTTACAGAAGGCACGGCTGCTATTGATCGTGCACAAGAACAGATTCTTGACAGAGTTGAGTTTTTAATGGCTCAACAAGGTATGACAAAGTACGTAAGAGGCCGAGCTTTGAATATGACCAATATGTGGAATAGGATGACTGTAAAGGGATCCGATGCATTTAATCTTGCTGAAGCCAAACGTCTTGAGAATCTAATCAAAGATGAAAAGAATGGTACTCTCAAAGCAATGGAGAGGATCAAGCAAGAATCTAAGGAGACCATCAATAACTTGAGAGAAATTAGTAAAGAGCAACCTGAGATGCTTGCTCCGATAATGATGGGTTATGAGTTGACTGACGGAAACATCAAAACTATTCATGCATTGAATGAGTATGTAAAAGAGTCTACAGGTGTATTGAAAAAAGCTTTTTACGATGGTAATCCTGAAATCCCTTCAGTCATATTGAAAGGTTTCTATGCAAACCTGTACAACTCAACACTGAGTGCATTTGCAACACCAATTAAAGCTGGTATTTCTGCTACTCACTTGTTAGTTGAAAGGCCAGTAAGGATTTTAGGTGGTGGTTTAGCAGGTGGAGATATGGCAACTGTACGTCGTGGGCTGTATCAATACAAAAACATAAATGAAGCCGTTAGTAAGTCAACTGAGTACATGAATCAGGTCTTTCAAAGATCTGCGTTGGATCCTAATGTTGTGCAAACTCGTGATAATCTTGGATTAAAAAACCAAGCGCAGATGGATGTACTACATGCATTTGCAGAGGCCAAAGCAAAGCAAGGGGAGTATGGTCCGCAAGCATTAATGCAGCAAATTAGCGACATGAATGATTTAGCTGATCATCCTTGGCTGAGATTTGGTACGCGATCAATGCAAGCGACAGATGGATTTACTAAGTCAATGATTGCAATGGCTGAAGCGAGAGCTAATGCGTATGACATCGTGACTGATGGAGGAAAACTGGCATTAGATGAAGCAAAGGCAGATGCATTAGCTGCTGATTACTACAAGAAAATGTTTAATGATAAAGGCATTTTAAATAACAAAGCAGTAGATAATATTGCTGGCGAAATTTCTATGAACCTAGACAATAAAGGTACAAGAATGATGTCAGATGTTATCAACAGACTGCCTCTTTTGAAGCCATTTATGTTGTTTACTAAAACACCTCTGAATGAACTAGCACTATCACTTAGCTATCGACCAAGCAATCCTGTCAAAGTATTTCTAGAAGACTCTGCAGCATTCAAAAAACCTTTTGAAGATATGAGTGGACCTGAAGTGGAATCACTTCTGGCAGCAAGAGGAGTCGAAGTTACACCACAGAATGTTCAAGCTAAATATAATGAGATTCAAGCTGACCTTAGAGGTAGAAGAGCACTAGGCAACATTGCTGTGACAAGTGCAGTAGGACTATTCATGAATGACCGCATGACTGGTTATGGTCTGTACAACAGGCAGAAACAAAAGCTCCGTGATAAAACACAGTTACCACGACTATCAATCAAAGGATTGGACGATAAGTGGGTTAGCTATGAAGGTTTAGGACCACTAACTAATTGGTTAGGTCTGACAGCTACTGTCATGGAAAACTTTGATACCTTATCTGCACATGAACAAGGAGCAACATTAAAGAAAATGTCTTTTGTTCTTGCATCTTCAGTAACAGATAAAACTATGTTGGCAGGCATTCAACCGTTGCTGGATATAGTACGGGGTGACGTTGGTGCAATTAATAGGTGGAGTTCTAGCTTTTTAAGTTCAGCAGCTATAAGAGGTTCAAGTCAATTTGCAGAACTTGGAAGACTAATGGATCCAGGCCGTAAGCAAGTTGAAAACGAATTCACTGCGATGGTGCAAAACCGTTTACCACTTTTAAAAACTGCATTACCTAGTGAATACGACTGGGTTGATGGTGGTGAAGTAGGCGTACCAGATAGCTTCATGGCACGAGTATGGAATACATATACACCTTGGAAAATCAATGGTGAGATTAGTCCTGAAAAAGATTATTTACACCAAGTAGAATTTGATGCAACACCCACTTTACGTACAGATGGTGATGGCAATCGGCTGAGTGCTGATAAGCAATCTGAAATTTTAAATATGATGGGTGAAATGAAATTATTTAAACAAGGTATTCAACGTGTAATGAAGAGATATCCGGCAGAAAAATTCAGGGAGATGTATAGGAAATCTGAAGCATTAGGACAAAAGCCCGATGCAGGTGAATTTGCAAGTGTACATAATGATCTAAAGAGTGAACTTCGAGAAGCTATGCGTAAAGCAATGGATTCAGTACCTAGTCTTACGGATATTCAGCGTAAAGGCCGAGTTCAAGAGACAGTAGGTAACTACCTTAAGGCAGGTAATGTTGACGGTGCAGCAAGATATTTAGACCATATGGAGCAAAACTTTTCTTTCTAATACGCAATGGCAACAAGACAAACTACATATACAGGGAATGGTTCGACAACGAACTATTCATTTACATTTGAATATTTAAAACAAGCTGATGTCAAGGTAACACTTGACTCAGTTGCTACAACTGCATTTACATTTGCTAACGCTACAACGCTTGCATTCACGACAGCACCAGCTAATGGTGTAGCTATCCGTATCTTCCGTGATACAGACATCAATACGTTAAATGCAACATTCTATCCCGGCTCCGCCATTAAAGCTGAGGATCTAAATGATAACTTTAATCAAAACTTATACATTGCTCAAGAGAGTGGAACACCTTTTTTAACAGACATAGAAGTTAACTCGCTAACAGTTGGCCGTGGTACGGGTGACAAATCAAGCAATACAGCGTTTGGAGATAGTGCTCTTAAAGTAAACACCACTGGCACCCTAAACGCAGCTATCGGATACACCACTCTTAAAAATAACACCACTGGTGATAACAACACAGCTATCGGCGCGATAGCGATGCAATTCAACACCACTGGCCGGCTAAACACAGCTAACGGAGCTCTTGCTCTTGTTCACAACAGCACTGGTGATTCCAACACAGGTGTCGGATCTAATGCTCTGCAGGGAAACACCACTGGTAGTTACAACACGGGGATTGGAACGTCCTCAGGCAATACAACAACTACCGGATCAAATGTAACTTGTATCGGATACGATGCTGAAGCTAGTTCCGCAACTGCTTCTAATGAAATTACGTTAGGTGACACAAATGTTACTAGCCTACGTATTCCTGGCTTGCAGTCTGGAGCATCAAACGGTCAAGTTCTTACTTATAACTCAAGCAACGGAAACATTACCCTTGCTGCTTCTGTGTTAGCCAATGATGCTATAACTACGGCAAAAATTCTCGATGCAAACGTAACTACTGCTAAGATTGCTGATGATGCTGTCACTTCGGCAAAAATTGCAGATGGCACGATTATTGCTGGAAATATTGCTAGCGACGCTATTACTACGGCAAAAATTCTTGATGTAAACGTAACTACTTCTAAGATTGCTGATAATGGTGTGACTACTGCTAAGATTGCTGATAATGGTGTGACTACTGCTAAGATTGCTGATAATGGGGTAACTGCAGCAAAACTTGCCCACACAGCAGTAACAGCAGGAAGCTATACATTAACCAATTTAACTGTTGATGCACAAGGCAGGATCACTTCTGCTGCTAATGGTGGTACTAACTTTCCCACAGACATAGTAGTTAACTCGCTAACAGTTGGTAAAGGTTCGGGTAACGTTTCAACCAATACGTCGGTTGGTGTTAATGCTCTTGAAGCTAACACCAATGGCGGTCACTGCACAGCTATCGGGAATGATGCGCTCAAACGCAGCACTACTGGAAATCTCAACACAGCTATCGGAGGCCATGCCCTTCAGAACGTCACCACTGGTGGTAGCAACACAGCGATTGGATACAGCGGTGGTAATAATATTACTACTGGCAGCAATAACATTCTTTTAGGCTATGGTGCAGACGCAAGTGCCGCAACAGTTAGCAACGAGATTACTTTAGGAAACGCATCTATCAACAGTCTGCGCATTCCTGGCTTGCAGTCTGGAGCTTCAAATGGAGATGTCCTTACTTATAATTCATCAACTGGGAAGATTACTCTTGCCGCTGGTAGTGGTGGTAGTGGTAGTGGTGGTGGTTCCATGAGCAATGTTGTTGAGGACACTACACCTCAACTTGGTGGCAACTTAGATGTTAACGCTAAGGACATTATATCTACTTCCAACGGTGATATTGATTTAGATCCTAACGGTTCCGGTGTTGTTGTATTTAAAGGTAATTCTACAAAGGGTTCTGGTCAGCTCAAACTAAATTGTGAGCAAAACAGTCACGGAATTATTATTAAAGGTCCAGCTCATTCGGCTGGCGCTAATTATACCTTAACACTACCTGATGATGATGGTTCTTCAAGCCAAGTTTTAAGCACTAATGGAAGTGGAGTATTAAGTTGGGCAAATCAGCCTGACATTAGTGGTAAAGCTGATACGTCTTCAGTTAATACATCTTTAGCTGCTAAGGCAAACCTTGCTGGACCTACGTTCACAGGAGTCCCTGCAGCTCCTACAGCAGGTAGTGGAACAAATACTACTCAAATTGCTACTACTGCTTTTGTAACAGCAGCTATTCCTAGTGTCAGTGGTAAAGCAGACCTAGCTTCTCCTACATTCACTGGCACTCCAGCAGCTCCTACAGCAAATAGTGGAACAAATACTACTCAGATTGCTACAACAGCGTTTGTAACAGCCGCTGTTCCTAATGTCAGCGGTAAGGCTGATCTAGCTTCGCCTACATTTACCGGCACACCATCAGCTCCTACTGCAAGTGGCGGTACCAATACAACACAACTAGCTACTACAGCATTTGTTACTGCAGCAGTTGCTGGTGGCGGTGGTGGCGGTGGTGGAGCCATGGAATACATCAGCACAACTACGATATCAGGTACCACTGCACAAGTTGAGTTTGATCTTTCAAGTGCAAATTATGACTTCTTTATAGTTAAAGCTTATGGATGTAAGTTTACCGCAGCACCCAGTAATGGCTATTGCGTGTACTTTAGTTTTTACGATGGTACTTACAATTCTGGAAGTCCTGCCACAAACAAACTAAACTATAAGTATCAACGATCACAAAGAGATGGCTCTAGTTTAACTACAAGTAGTTCTTACTCTCAGAATCTAACATTATTTTTAAGCTGGACGCCTGACACTTCGACTCAATTTGGTTTTAATGCAGAGGTTGGGGGCAAAACAGATTCCCCTGTTTACATTACTAGTAACTTTATAAAAGGTACATCTACCTCTTCTGGAGCTCCTAGTATTGACGGAGTAGCACCAAACTCATCAAATAACATCACTTATATGATTGTTAAACCAAGTACAACTACATTTGCCGCCGGTAAGTTCTTACTGTACGGTGTCAAAAACTCATAATTAACAGAAGACAAAAAATGAACAAAATGGTAAATGGCGTTGTCGTTGCCATGACAGACGCCGAAATTACAGCAAGAAATGCTGAAATAGCAGCAATTAAAGTAGAGGAAGCTGCTAATGGATACAAAACAGAAAGAGCAAATGAATATCCTTCAGTGGTAGATCAATTAGACGAGATTTACCACAGCGGTATTGATTCTTGGAAAACAACAATTAAAGCAGTAAAGGATAAATATCCAAAGCCCTAGACTGCAAGAACAACTAAGATCCCCTAAATATTATGATTACACTTATCCGTCCAGTTCTGTTTTCTTTTATCCAATCTCCAAAGGTCAAACGATTGATTGTTGACCTGCTACGGAAGTTGGCTTCAACAACAGACAACACAGTAGATGATCAAGCTGTAGATTTTATCGAACGTGGATTGTTTGGAGTTAAGTAATGGAGTGGGCTAACCCACCTCAGCTACCCTCTTTAAATCTACCTGAAGCGTTCCAATTACCTATTCCTATACTAGAGGTGCCACAGGCTGATATACCCTCGTATAAGCCGCTTGTAGTACCTCCTAACACGCTTAGTCCCCCTCCAGGGATAGAGGGTATTAACTCTGATCCTGCTCCTGAAGAAGGAGCTGAGACTACTAAATCTACAACACCTACTTCACCTACATTTACTCCAAAAATAATTCCACCTGAAGCTCAGATCATAGAAGTCCCGTTTACGGACATTGAAGTCCCAATGCCGACTACTACGATCATGACTACAGCAGCTACTACAGCGTTTATCTCTGTAGGTGCCACCCTTGCTGCTACATCACTATTCAAATACATAGTGATGCTTATGAAACCCATATTTAAGCAAGCATGGAGCAAACTACAAAAAAAGAAGATCCCAACGGACAATCTAAAAATTTCTTAGCAAAGGTAAAAGAAAACACAGAAGACGAATTACAAATCCTTGGAACTTTTGTTCGTCTAGGTGTTGTAATTTGGAGTGGTTTTATTATTACTCTTAATTATGTCGAACTACCAATGATCAAAAAAGGTCAGAGTGGTGGTGACATAACATTCGTTGCTTCTGTTTTTACTGGTGCTCTTGCTACTTTTGGTTTAACTACCTCCAATAATAAATCTAATAACAAATCTCCCGATCCTAAAAAGAAAGAAGAATGAAACGATTACTACTTTTATTGTTTTTAGCTAGTCCAGTATCAGCTCAGGTAACCCCTAATTTCACGCAAGGTTCAATGCAGTCAACAACTACCACCACCATTGATATTGACCGCACCATTGCTACAAACGTATACGGTGGTGCTTATTCATCATGGTCAGGAACAAACGTAACTCCGAGCGCAGACATAGCTGGAAGCTCAACAACATTTTCAGTACACACTGCTGGCGACGCCTTTCAACTAGAAGTTGTGACACGGGCAGCAGGCAAAATCGAAGACAGCTTAGTAACAGAAGCAATCCAACAAAATACTGTTACTACATCCTTATCGGTCTTCTCTCAGTAAACTCAGCGTTTGCTAATGAAGAACCAACAGTTAGTAATACAGCAAACCCTGTAGCCGCTGCAACGGGCAATGTTACAAATAGTGCAGTTCAGTTCCAGAACAATGGAGCTCCATCTCGCCAATACTTTGCAGCAAACAATAGTTGTAATGGAACAACCATGCAATTCTCGCCCTTTTATATGGGCAACGATACTGTTCCACACGATCATACTGGGTATGTACGAAG